GTATATCTTTGTGGACCTTGAGTTATTTGATTAATTAGAATTATAGCATTACTTGTAGATACTCCAGAAATATTACTACCACTTGATTGTATAGTAAACTCTGTAGTCAATCCAGTGAAATTAGCAGAAATATCATCAAAGATATAATTCTTAGAATATGGAGAATCTGCACTATCAGTAATTCCAGATCTCATGAAAGATCTTCCATTAAAGGTAGAATGAGTAGCAACTCCTACCCAATCCCTTTCATCTGGTTCATTAGTTGTAGTTGATAGAGGAATTAATCCTACAGGAGCAGTGAAGAAGTTAACAGTGCTATCTACAATATTGTAATTTCCATCAACTTTAGTAACTAAAGTTCCATCAGAATAACTATCTTGTTCTGTTCCCATCCAAGGTCTAGTTACCAATAGAACGTTTGTAGCACCTAGTCCAACAGAATCAACCTTCATAATCTCATCATTAATCTTTAACAGATCTCCACCAGTAATAGAAGTAATACCAGACAATTTAATAGTATCAGAAGTAGCTGATAGATCACCACTTACAGTAGTAGTAACTGATGTAGCAACTATAGGAGATTGAACTACATTATCAATACTTAATACAACCCTAGAATTTTGTTTCTTAGATGTAAATGAATGAGAAGTTCCAACCCCAACTGCAGTAATATCCAAATAAGTAGGACTAGTTTTTAATGCATTCTCAGCTGTAGTAGCAAGTCTAAGAGTAGAATCATCTACCTTAACAGCATATACAGTAGATGGCATTAAATTAGTGCTTACACCAGAAATAGATTGAGTAGCAATTCCTATAGCAGAAGTAGTTCCTGCTCCAGTGTATCTGTAACTTAATTCCTCACCTGTAACAAAATAATGATCTGGCAATCTAACTGTATCTTCTGCAAGACTAACTACTGTAGTAGCACTTCCTACAAAGTCTCTCTTAAAGATTGGTAGTTGTCTATGGTTAAGTTCAAATGCTCGTTTAATATCAGTTTCAGTAGCAGTATAAGCACCATAACCAGTATCAATAGTGGCAGTAGTAAGATCAATCTCAGTAACAGTATTATTCTCATCTCTCATTCTTAAAGCATTTTGGAATACTCTAACTTGAACATCAGCACCTGCTAATGGTGTAAATGTTAAACTAGTTGTATCTCCAGAAAGACTACCTTCAAAATCTCCTAGATTACCTACAGTCTGATTAATACCATATTCAGTAACATAAGCAGTGGTTCCATCATCTATTAGAATTACTTCAGATACTTGATATTGACTATTAGTAGTGTCTTCAACACATATGATATAATAAGCACCTGTATAAGTTTCATGGTCATATGTTGCTACTGTAGTAGCAGATGGAGAACCACTAGAAGATATAGCAGTATACTTGGAATCTAATTGTGCAGTATCTAAAGTAGTAGTTCCAATACCAGCAGAAGATGCATTTCCAAAGTCAACATGCAAAGTATTAGCAACATAAGTGCTTGCAGTAGACACACTAGGATGAAGATCCAAATGAACTCTAGAACCAGCAATATATGCACTATAAGTTCCAAGACCAGGAGTACCAGCAGAACTTCCTAAGTTATCTGTATTCAATTGTCCATATTCAACTAGATCTACGTTTGTTCCATCATGAATCAAAGTTATTTCATCATGCTCAAAATATGAAGAATCACTAGCAGCATATGATACTAAAACTTTAGATGCTCTATAAGTAGTGGCAAAAGATACAATATTATGCTGTGTAGTAATTCCTAAAGGTATAGTACTAGTACTACTTACTATATTAACAATTCCACCCAATCCAGTAGAAGCAATTCCTACTGAGGTAGTAGAAATACCTGTACTATCAGAAATATTATATGCAATATTAGAAACATCATAATTGTTATATTGATATTTTGCAGGATAGAAAAGAAGTCTTCCATCATCACCAGAAATATCCATATCAAATGAACCTAGATCATTACCATATTCACCTGAGTCACTAGGAGTTTCAACTCTACCATATTGGTTAATATAAATGTTACCCACATCATCATGCAATGATGAAACTATCATTATTTGTCTTTCTTTAGTATATCTCTTATCTCTTACATAAGTGAAATATTTCCTATATCTTATACTTGCTAAATTAAAAGTATCAACAGACATAAATGCATCTGTTCTGGCATTATCATTAAAATCTCCACTAATATCATCAATAGTTAATACTCTGTTTCCAACAGATTCACTATAATCTTGAAGGATTTTTGATTCAAAAACTAACTCATCTGAGATTATTTTAGAATCTATATTTAAAGTTTTTTCTCTTACTAGATCAAAATCAAATACAGTATTCATATCCATAACTGCAATTAAATCAGTTACAACTTCAAAATTACTTTCACTTTGAACTGTATTAAAACCAACGTTAGTTTCACTCTTAACTATAAGATCACTAAACTTTTTAAATCCTGCTGTGTGATTTAAAGTAGATACTACTTCTTTCCATTTCTCATACTGTACTTCTGATTGTAAAGAATAAGAGAAATATTGATAATAATCACTATCAATAATTCTTTGTAAACTATCATTTAAAAATCCAGTATTATCTTTCCATCCTTCCTCAACTACTGCAGTAGATTCTACATCATATAGAGAATTATAAGATGTAGTTTCAACAATAGTTCCTTTTGATCCTGAAGATCTTCCTATGATAGATTCTCCTACTTCAAAATCTAAAGCAGCAGATATCTTAAGATATCCACTTGCAGGATTCCAAGAGTTTAAAACCCCCTCTACATCTCCAGAAATTATAGTTTCACCTATTTCAAAATCATTTTCCTTTAAGGTGGTTTTAAAAATAGGGAAATAACTTTCTGGAATTATTTTACCAAAGGAAAGAGTTGATTCAAATGTTCCAGGAATTTCTCCAGTAGTAATAAGATCAGATATGTTATATCTTACAGTTCCTAAAGTTCCTCCAATATTAGGATCTGTAGCCAAGATTTCAAATAAAGTATAATCATAATTTGCACTATTATAACCCTTTCCTGTACTTCCCACTCCAACACTAACACCTTCTACTAATACTTTCTTTCCTACTTCAAATGGATAATCTGCAGCATCACTAAAGCTAGCTCCAATGGTTACTGTTACATCCTTAGTTCCACTATTAAAATCAACGTTATTAATAGTAATTCCATTGGAATTATCAACAGGAATAATAGTAGGATTAAAATTATTTAAAGTTCTACTATTCCTTAAAATAGTTACTTCAGTATCTCCTAATTCATAATCTAAATCTATACCTTCAACTTTTTTCTGAGTCAGTCCATCTAAAACTACCAATCCAGGAGAATTTAAATAATTTGTTCCTACAGAAGTAATTCCTATAGATTTTATAGAACTAAGAGCATCTAATTTAACTAATTGGGGTATTTGAGCTTGAGGTCTAAGAGTTCTGTCTGATGGGTAATCAAATCCAATATCTTGAATATCAACATCAGTTATTCTTCCAATAGTAAAACTTGTAGGATTTAATAATGCATCTTTTCCATTAATAGAAGTAACACTACTAATACCTGGAAGTTTTTTATATTCTCTTCCAGATCCAGTTATCTCAACAGAGTTAATTGAACCATCTGTATTTTTAGAATTTGTAGTATAGAAAAACTCACCATCAGCTGCCACATAATTTAATTTTGGAGGTGCTTTCCTCAAACTAAATGAGAATGTAGTAGTACCAAAACCAACTATTTGATGAATACCATTAAGAGAACTATCAACTAAAGTAAGAGTATTAGAATTACCAATATTATCTTTATCTCTAACAATTCCAGTCTTAACTTCTGAATTTAAAGTTTTATTGATTGGAATCAAATTATAATATAAATCCTCATTAATATCTCCTACCTTACTAACTGTAAGATTTGCAGATGCATCTATACCAATTCTACCAGATTTTGAAACATTGAAAGTATCAGTTTCTGCTGTTGTATCAAATATAGAACTTAATTCATCATTAGAGTATAAATTAAAATCAAAGGCACTATATGAGATCTCATTATTGGTAAATGATAAAGATGAATCTGATAAATCAAAATATATTTTTAAATTCCTTTCTGTTTTAATAAGAGGATTGATTGGTGAAATAGTACCATCAGAAGCACTTGTTATATTAATTACCTTAGGAGCTGGATTTATAGAATCATAATATGTGGATGATAACTTAATAGTATCTTCATCTACAATATAAGCATAATAAATTCCATTATCTACTAATCCTCCAGGTGAAGTAGTAGCAGTAGATATAACTTTCTGTCCATTCACATAACCATGTTTAGCAATGGTAATAGTGTTAGCAGTGACATTAACATCTGAAGAACTAAAGGATCTTGGATTTATAGTAATTCTTCTATTATAATCGTTATATGCTACCTTTATAGTAGTAGTAATTCCAGGTTGAGCAGTTAAATTAATGAAATCATTTGATTTAAGACCATGTGTAGAAGCAGTAGATACAGTTGCTAATGTTCTGTTAACAGATCCAGATAGAACATTATCATAATTGGTTTTAAGACTATGGTATACTCCAGTTCCCACACCTATAAAATACAATGTAGAAGTTGTAACACTACTATTAATTCCTACCCAAGATCCAGTAGATCCCACTCCCACTCTAGCAGTAGCTATTCCAATTAAATCTTGAGTTATCTTAGCAGCGTAAACTGTTTGTCCATTAGTAAGTGCAAATCCATCTATTCCATCAGTAGATACAGAAATTGCAGTACCTACATTGGTTCTATAAGTTAAAGCATCTCCAGTATCCAATCCATGATTTTTAAAGTAAAGTGATTTGGTTGGAATGAATATTTCACTTATTCCAGTGCCTGGATTTGAGAAAACTAAGGTAGACCCAATTCCTACACCAGAAATAGTTCCTAATCCTATAGATTCTGTAGGATTAAAATATAATTCATTATTTAATCTAAAATTAGAGTTTTCAACTTGTCTATCAGGACTAAATGATAAAGTTCTTGGATTTTGAGAAATGAGAGAATTTGCAGTATGAGCACTTCCTGTAGTAGAATCATGTTGCCTCAATACTCTAATTCTTGAAGATAAAGAATCAATATTTAATACTTTTACTTTTTCTGTTCCTATTCCTAAAACATCATTTGATCTTACATCAACTTTCACATTAGGATCTAAACTAAAGTAAGTTACTATGCCAGTAGCAGCAGCAGTTCCTACACCAGCAAATAATTTAAATGTATCTGTTGCAACTCCACATGCTCTTACAGAATTGTTAACAAGTCCAGATGTATTTAATCCAGAGATGCTAATTAAATCAGTAACATAGAAATTATGAGGAACAGTAGTATATCCTACAAATTGACCATTACTCTTTAATATAAACTCTACATTTGAAAACTCAGAGTTAGCGATACTAACTTGATTTACAGTTTTTCCATCAAGATCTTTTACTGATGCTCTTGCTCCATATCCACCAGTATCAGTATCAAATATTACATTATCTCCAACTTTATATCCAATTCCACCAGAACTCACTCCTACATTCTGTATCTTACCAGAAGATACATTTCTTACATAAGATTTTTGATTGTAAATTTTATTAGGGTCTACTAAGAATTCATATTCAGTGTCATTAAAAAGGAAATTATAAGGAGCAGTATTTCTAGATAAACCACTTCCATTTAAATTAACATCATCTTGATTTGAAGCAAATTTAAAATTATATTCTATAGTTTCGTGTTTATATGATTCCCCTATAAAATATGGGAATTGAGGTTTTCTGTAATTTTTAAATGCCCCATCAGAATCTAAAGATTGAGGATTGATGGTAGAAAAATAAGCATAGATTCCATTGGGATATTCTGGAGTTTTGCAGAATCTTCCATTATGCTCATCTAAATCTTTATCTGGTTGGTGTGAATAATCCTCTACAAAAAATCCTAAAGGATATATCTCCTGTTCTGAAGAAGTTAAAGGATTAGGTCTCTCTGTAGATAAAGAAGCAGAATATCCAGATTCTAAGATTTTAATAGGTCCTCCATCACTCTTAGTGTATCCATAAGGACCATAAATTGGAGATCCATCATAAGACCATCCTATGATTGGAGAATGGTTAATTGAGTCTTTTTCAATATCTTCTTCAAGAATTAGATCAGGTACAAAGACTTGCTTATCTCCTATAGATTTTTCAGCATAAGTAGACTGTCTTAATTTTCTAGGAGCATATAAATGAGAATATTCAAGACCATAATCTTCATTTAATCCAACACTTACAACTCCATCATCAGAAGTAATTTGATCATTCTGTATCAATCTTTCAACAGTGTTAATTGTCCAAGTTTTTGGATTGCAATAGAGATCAGCTCCATCACCATTAGGTGTTACTTTTACAGATACATCTGAAGATGTGTAACCTATACCACTATGAACTATAGTAACAGAATCTATAGATCCTGCTTTTAAAATAGGAATGATTTTACTTCCCTTACCACTACCTAAAACTTTTAATTGAGGAGGAGAGTTATATTCAGTTCCTCCATTCAACACTATAACTTCTGATAATTTGCCACCATCTACTATGGGTAATAATTGAGCGTTCTTACCTTTCTTTAAAGTGAATAATGGTTGTTTATTGTAATTGATTATATCTGAAGATCCATACCCAATTCCACCACTCTCAACATAAACTGATTTTATAGATCCTCTGGTTACAGGTCTTAAAACAGCATTAAAGTTTTGACCAGAAAGAGTAGAGACTCCTATATGTCCCTTCACACTTACTTCAATAGGTGGATAATTAAATTCATGAATTCCAGTTCCACTATCAACAAAATTAATATAATCTTTATTCCTTAAGTAGAAACTTGGTGCTGTAGATCCTACACCTACTAAAGATAATCTAAATGAACCACCATCTATTACTGTTACATAATAATTTGTTAACGTAGATAATCCTGTAATAGGAGTAGACTTAGTATTATACCTTAATAACTCTCCAGTCTTATATCCATGATTAGCAATAGAAATAATATTAGTTGAAGTATTAATTCCTGCTGCTGTAACTGAAGTTAATCTATTAGTATATCCTGAACCAGAATTTCCAATACTTACTGATTGAATTACTCTCTTCTTATTTGCACATTCTAATTCTTGTATTCCTACTCCATAATCTGTCATGTTAATGGAAGAGATACCTGCTATGGCATCCTCAAATGTTTTATGTAAAGAAACAGTGGTAGAATCTTTAACAGCACAATAGTAAGCAGATTGGGTAGTTAAACCTGCAATAGCAGTTTGTTTATCTGTATTATAAATTACAAGTTCACCATCCCTAAACTTATGGAAAGTAGTGAATCCTATTGTATTATTTGTAAGATTTACTAATCCTGCAGTTTCAATAGAATTAAATTTTACACTATGAGTTTTTAAAAATAGATTAGCATATGCAATACAACCTGAACCATTCCCTCCAGTTATTTTTAAAGTAGGTTGTGTTAAATAATCAAATCCTCCATCTATAACATCTATTCCTGTAATATTTCCTTGAACTTCACAAAAAGCTGATGCTCCTAATCCCACAGGGTCAGTTAGATCTAAAATAGGAGGATTGACAATATCATAGTTGTCCCCTTCACTTGTTACTATTATTTCTTCTACAGGACCATAATGAACTGCATCCTTAGACTTATAATTTAATATTTCTACTCCATTAACCAAAATTCCAGTTTTTCCTTTTGGAGTTTCTTTTGAAATAACAGAAGATACTGGATTTTGTATTTTTCTGATTAATTTTTGTGATTGTATTGATTTTTGGAAAAATTCAGCAATTTCAAATTTATTATCTGTTACATTTCCTGTAAATGACACATATGTGTCATTATAGATATTTGCACTACTATTAGCAATCTTAATAGTATTAATATCTACTCTTTTTACATAATATTCAGATTCGTTAATATCTAATTCATTATCACTTCCACCACCAACATATCTTACTCTATCACCAGTTAATAAACCATGATTTGAAATAGTGATCTCTTCACTTCCATCATACTCTCCAGAAAAGGTTAAAGTGGTATTTCTAATATCTAAAGAATCACCCAAATAATCAGGAATAGAAGGTGATGCAATATATGTTATTCCTGCATCATCTACATAAGAATTCTGAACATTTGTGGTAAAAATATTAGCACTAGGATAATTGCTTAATTTAGCTTTAGATATTAACCTTTGAATCTTATAAGTTGTATTAGGATTAAGTTCACCAGAACCTTTAACTAAAACTTCCTTAGAACTGACAAGGGAAATAATCTCACAAGATAAGTTATTAATTAAAGCATTATCACCTATAATAAAATTATGAGGGTCAAAAAGAGTTAATCTATATGTAAAGTTCGATTCGTCAATAAGTTCAATACTTTCTACAGTATAAGTAGCAGAAATATTGGCAAATAAATGTTTAGTTTGTTGACTATTATCATTAGACCCTAAACCTTTAGGTTCAATATAATCATTAATCTGACTATAGATACTATCATCAATATTAATATCTAAATCTGATAAAACTCCTGTTACTTTGACTTTAACTACATTTGCCGTTCCTAATCCAGAATATCCATATGCAAATGCATCTAATCTTAAATCTTGCTTAGTAGAAATATTTTTATCAACACCAGAACATCCAAAGAACTGATTTAATGACTTTGAGGTATAATCTATAGATGAAGATGATCCATCTGCATAGTTTGCTACTAAAGTTCCTGTAGTTCCAAATCCAACAGTTGAATCTACTGTTAATACAGTAGATCCTATAGAAATAGAATCTATAAGTTTGGTATTAGGATGAATTGAGAAATCACCACTTACTCTATCTAAATTTTTATCATAATCTAAACTTAATCTATAATATGTCTTCTCACCTCTTATAAATTCCTCAACATTACTAATCGCTCCATTTGCTTTAGGGAATCCATAAACATTATCCTGAAATAAGTTTTTATTGATAAGATCATTAGGATCTCCATCAATTGCTTCTACTACAATCTGTTTTGAAACTTTCCAATCAGAACTAGAAGGTATAAAGAGATAATCTCTGGGTTTGATGACATCTACGTCTTTTCCATAAAGAGCACGAAACAAAATTTCAAAAGATTGGTCAGTTCCCTTTGAAGAATAGAAATCTTTTGACTGTTTTATGAATAATCCTTTATTAATATCATCTGATAGGGTTCTTTCTTCAAATCCAGGTGTAATTTGTCTTTTTACCTTTTTAAAAAACTCTTGTAAAAATCTAATACTTAAATTATTGACAACTGCCCCAGAAGAGTGCGTAGCAATCCCAGATTGACTGAAAACTAGTTCATCAGGTTGACTAGGATTTCTATAAGAAGTGATGCCACTGAACCCCCTAGAGCACCCTGTGAAGGAATTGGTGGTAATACCTGTATATGTAATAATTTCATTATTAATCTGAAGTAAACCATAAGATTTTGGAAATCCAGTGGTTGAGTCTACAGAAAGAGTATTATCAGCAATTCCTACATTAGTTGATAAACTTGTAGAATCTATAAGATCTGTTAATTCATCAATTTTTACATATTTGTCAATATTTTGTAAAATATCAAGAGTAGACCCTTGATTTTCTATTGCAGTATAATATTGTTCTAAAAAATCTCCAGCAAGAGGAAAATCCCCCCTTATAAAGTCAGGAAGTTGATTTTTAACAACTGAGCTAATTTTGACTCTTGTATTTTCTGGCATTTATCCTTAGGGGAGGGTTTAATATGGTTGTGATGTAGGAGACCCTAAGATATATGTATCTGAGGAAAGGAGGGTTGTATTCTTAGATTCAGAATCTGTCAATCTAGCTATATCACCATTTAAGTAACTAGAAGTTGCTGTATAAAGAGTTCCTGATGTACTATCACCAGAAGTAATAGAATCCACCACCATATCAATGGTGCTATTGTTAATATCCAATTGTAAGTAAAGATCTTGCAATCCAATTACATCATTAGATTTAGGACAACCTGAAATTTCTATAATTGGGATTCCTTGAACTTTTTTAGATGTACCAATTATATTAATTGGTTTTAATAAAATTTCTCCCTTTTCATAGTCAATTGTACCTACCCCACTACTTATAATTTGAGGATTATTCTTAGATGTCAATGAAAATAGGAATAATGTACCAGTTCTATTTCCTTCATTAGGTTGATCTGCCAAATAGACAGTTTGATTAGTTCCAAAGATCGTAAATCCTGATGATTTAATATTATAACCATCATTACTCTTTACATAGAAAGAATTACCAAAACAAAGTTCATATTCTGCATTTTGATTTAATGCAGGTTTCATATCTCTACGCATTGCTACTTTAGTGATATTTGAAGTCACTGCACTACTACTATTATCTACAACACCTTGGAATTTACTATATTTGAATTTTGCACCATATTTATTCATTTCAGAAGAATCTGCATAAGTGCTCACATTATTAGATATGATAGTTCTTACAGCATCTGAACTAGAAGCTAAATTTGGGTTATAATATGCATTAATATCAACTTCTACATACAAATACTTCAAATCTAAGATTTCAGTCACAATTCCTGCAACAGAATATTTTCTTAAAGTGGCATTTAAGTTATTTTTGATGGAATCTGGTACAAAAGGTCCATAAAATGGTTTTATGGTGATAAAAACCTTTCCATATTGAGGAGGAGTCATTTCTTCTCCACCAAAAACTGAAACTGACTCAGTTTCTGGGTAAATTTTAGGAACCAATGCCTCATAATCACCAGCAGTTACTGCTCTATTAAAAGCGGAGTAAATTTTTGGTGCATAACGCTTAATTGAGTCTACAGATTCAATTTCTTTACCACCTGTAGAGTCACTTATAGTAGTAAGTATAGAAATTCCTGTACTTACAAGGTTATTGTTGTTATCTACTATTCTTCCATTGAAAGAAAATGATGAAATGTTGTTTCCTGCAGATCCACTAGAGGTAATATAGGAAACTTCAATAAAATTAAGTGATTCCAGTGCTTCACCAAACACACCATCACCAAAAATCAACTCATATCGTTGATCATCAATTTCTTGAAGGAAATATACCCTAGATTTATCTGTAACTTCTATTAATGTATCAGAAAATACAAATTTTTTGGAAGTTGTACTTGCTTGAGTGTCTCTTACACTCACTTCTAGAGTAGAAGTGTCAATATTTGCATTCTCAAGAATGTATTTTGTAGGAGGAGCAGGATTTTCTGATGAAACCGTGAAATTAGTAGTTAAATATGTCCCTTCATAGATGACGACATCCCTAAAAGTAGCAATTCCATCCACAATTGGTACTGTAACATCACTTGGAATGGCAAATGCATAACTTTCTGATCCAAACACTGAAGCAGAGGTGGCCACAACTCCCTTTTTAAGAGTTAGAGTGACAGGTTTTGTTGTAAAACCACTTGTATCTACAAAAAATGAAACAATTGCCTTTGCAGCAGTGGTAGATCTGGGTGTATAACCTATATTTCTTGCTAATGCAACTACATTTTCCCTTAAAGTAGCACTATCAATAAAAACTTCATTGCTAATCATGTTAGCATTGTAAGAACTGATGTAAGTATTGTATGCTAATACATCAATTATGCTAGAAAGATTAGATCCTTCAAAATCATAGTCAGTAAAAGTTGAATTCGCTCTCAAATAATCCTTCAGTGAAGTCTTTATTTGATCAAAATCTAGATTAGTAAAGTTTACTAGTGCCATTTATCTAGTTGACTGTAGTGCAAATGCTAATTGTTGAGGACTAGCATCAATTCCTATGATATCGTAAGTTATAACTACATCAAAAGCATTCCCTTCAAAGTCAGGAACTGCTCTTACACTCCTCAATTTGACTCGAGGTTCATAATTATCAATAGTATCTTTAATTTCATCCTCAATCATAGAGGCAGAAATGTCATCCATATTGTCAAATAGCAATTCATATACCCTAGAACCTAGATTTGGATTAAAAAATCTTTCACCAGGTCTTGTTAGTATCAAATTTCTTACAGAACGAGCAATAGCAGTTTGGTTTTGAGTAGCAATTAAGTCCGCATTGATAGGATTGACCTGAAATGTCATACTCAGATCTTTAAATCCCCTACTAACCCTTTCTACAGGCATAAAAATACAGTAAATATAAGTTATTTAGACTCGAACTTCATGGAGATTATCCAAAACTTGTCCACAATTTGTGTATAAATATTCATGAATCAGGGTTTTCCCTGTCCTTAAGATAATTAATGTCTCAATTTTAAGGGTTTGAAGGGTCAGTACACTTGTATTGGCTCTTTTTAACGCTATAAATAAAGATTGACATTAATTATCTTAATTAAATGACGTCTATGCAGACTTTAGAGTTAAAACGTGCTCTAAATGAAACTCATATAGCTCCTAAACATAAAAAAGGAGGTCATCATAGACCTCCATTCTTACTTTCCTTGCCCTCTATACCTTTTCTTAGGTTTATTACTAGAGGTAGCTGAATACTTGGTGTGCTTACCATTTCCTTGATAAGTCTTTTTGGGTATTGATTCTACGTAATCATTACCAGAGAGAGATTTTCTTACGGGCATTAGTTTTCTTCCTCCAAATCTTTCATAATTTTATCAGAGATCGCTAGAACATTAGAAACATTCTTAAGATTTTCTATTTGAAACATTACATCAGCAATGTGTTTGCTAATATAAGGTGCTTCATTTCTTGCTGCAAAGGAAAGAGCATTCCTTAATGATGCAACTGCCTCATCTAATGAGGATTCTACTTGTTTTGATAGTGTCATAGTTCCTCCTAGATAACTCTTGTTTTCTCATGACCCACTCTAATTCTTGGATCACACCATATATCATCACCAGCCTCAATTGCATCTAAGCAGAATGAGACATCTTCTCCACACATGTCTTGTACTGCCCCAGACTCAAAGACTTGCATCTTAGGAGCAAACCAAGGATAAGGTAGATTCTCAAATACTCCCTTCTTAATTAATACCCAACCAAAACCAGTATAATCAACAGTAAAAGGCTT